TTACAACAAATTGATTTCTATTTTTTCAATCTCATTTCTTAAGTCTTCCAATGTCCGGTGACCATATGTGTCATTTGTAATATCACCTATCTTATGTCCAAGCATTCTTTTTCGATCATTCTCCGCGACTTTATATTTTTCGCACAATTTTGAAAATGTGTGCCGGCAATCATGCGGAGTATGCTTTTCAATTCCAAGTGTGGCCAGTTGAGTATACATCTTATCCCGGAATATATCGATTCTATCAGGCAGGAGCGCTCCATGTGTTTTCATCCGGCGTTTTACGAGATCTAAAATACCGGAATAAATAGGAACGATTCTGTTTTTCCCAGCATCCGTTTTGATACCGCCGAAAAAATAACGTTCTTTCAAATTTACATCTAAAGTCTTATATTCCGATATCCGAAAGCCGGAGTAGCACATGATCAAGATCATCTCAGACACTTCATTTTCTTTTGTTTCCCACAATTTCTTCAAATCTTCATCAGTAAATGGAATTCCATGTTCATCATCGTCATCCTGTGTAATTTCGACATAAGATGAATAATCTTTTGTACACAAATTATTTGACATAGCATATTTGTACATGTGGCAGTATAGATTTTGGATGTGTTCTATACTGGCGTGTCTGAGTGGACAAGCGTCCATTACTTCCTGCAGATCGTCTGTAACAAGCTCTGCGAAAATTCTGTTGTGTAGGGCAGCAGAGTTCTTGAATCCTGCGCGTAGCGTATATTCCAAGCTGGTACGTTTTACTTTTTTTGCATCGTATTCATGCCCGAATTTCTTAACATTGAATTTACGAAATACTTCCGCAAATGTTAATTGCGGCTCTTCCTTTGCTTTAATTCCTTGCACCTGATTATAATTTGCAAGCAGAGACTGGATAAAATCCTCCGCATTCTTTTTGTCATCCACCTGGATATCATTTTCCATGCCGGGAGTATAGGTGCCGGCTTTGTATGCTGTAAGAACTGCAAAGCCGATCATCCAGTCAGAAACATAGCATATTGCTTTCTGTGGCTTCATTTGCCCGTTTTCGTATTCTTCTTTAGCTGGCGGGTAAACGCCGTAAGGATTGCGGCGATTCTTACCAAGGAAGCGTATCTGGCCGTAACCATTGGGCAAACGAGGATGCTTTTTTCTTTTGGCCATATCATCATCTCCTTTAAATTTAGGTATAAAAATAGCAGCCAGCACATGAACAAATGTTCTGGATTGTGTAGCTGCTCCGAAGATGATACAATATTCTTGGCTTCAGATTGCATATCTTCAGATATGTAGACCGTCTCAGTGTTGGTAGCACTGGGGCGGTATTTTATTGCAGTTTTTATTTTAATAAATCATCAATACAAATTTCAAAATCTTCATATATTTTCAATTTGAGTGTATCATGAAAAGGAATGATCACCGGCGCGACATCTTCCTCATATCGGTATACCGTTGTGCGTTCTCTGGCAGGATCCACAATCCAATACTCCCGAACACCTGCGTCAGTATAGAGCGTATTTTTGGTAGAATAATCCATTTTACGGCTGCTCGGTGAAACGATTTCGATGATAAAGTCTGGTGCTCCTTCACAGCCACGGTGTGAAATTTTGTTAGAATCACAGACAATGCTGATATCAGGCTCCACATAATTGGAATCATCATCCTTAATAAAAACAGCAAATGGAGCAGGATAAACTTTGCAATTACCGCCTTTTCCTTTGATATAATTTCTTAGAGAGGCGGAGAGTTCCATTACTAATTCCTGATGTAATGGAGACGGTGGTGCCATGTTATAAATTTGTCCGTCAATCAATTCCGCTCTCTGTCCATCTGGAAGAGCATAGATATCATCAATTGTATGTGATGTTGTTTTTAATAATGGCATACTTTCATTTCCTTTCTTCAAATAATTCATTTAACAGAATTGGTGAGTGTACCGTCTCTGTTGGCACAGGGGCGGTATTTTTTACGCCTATGCTGCTTTGTTATAATCAACTACTGCAAACTCGGTCAGCATAGTTTTGAGTTTTTCCAGAATAGTTTCAATTTTCTTCAGGGTAACACCATTCAGATATTCTTCGCCACATTGAGTACATTTTTTACAAGGAACATTCTTGATGATAATGTAACAATTGTTATATTCTGTCATATAAGTCGTTGTAGATTCTTCTACATTACCTTTACATGTAAAACACATCATGATTTTTTCTCCTTTCTTGTCTCAAGATCCGATTCCCACTTTCCAAATGTATTATGAATTACTGCCCTCAGTGGGGCAGGAGAGTTTAATGACATCTTTTACAAGGTTCGTATCCCATACTTTGTGCTTCACTCAAAGAGACTTGGCGAGCGTTATTAGGATTCATATTGCCACAATCAGGAACACTATGGTATTTACTTCCAGTAGCAGATAACCATACAGAAGCTTCTTGAGGCTGTTGGGTCTGTTGAGCAGCCGCTTGCTGTTCTGCAGCTATTCTGGCAGCTTCAGCTTCTTGTTGTGCTTGAAGTTCAGCTTGTCTTTGAGCTTCTTGCTGTGCCTGAATCTCAGCCTGTTTTCGTGCTTCTTCTTGCGCTTGTTGTGCGGCCAATGCTGCGGCTTCTTCATCCATTTTTGCAAAAGATGCATCGATTTGTTCCAAAGCGGAAACAGTTGTATTACTTTCCGCTGTATCGGTTTGGCAATAAACATTTTTGATGCTTTGATAAAGACTACGTCCGAGATTAGAACGAGTGTCAGCATCATCATATTTGTAATCAAGAAGATACCCGTACCAAAGGTATTTTTGCATACATGATTCATCCGTATAATATTGATGTGCTGCTGATCTTATATCGTTAATAATTAAAGTCGCTTGCTCATCTGATAAAGCAGAAGCATTTTCCTTCGCAGTGAGAGAAATTTGTTTAATCATTCCAGATGTTCCAATATCAGCAGTAAATACTGGCGTTTGCAACAAATCTCCTGTAAGAGAAACGGCATTTATAGTCTTCTTATCGGAAGTAGATTTTTTGGCTGTTGCCGACTTTTGGCTTGTATCAGCCTTATTATTGGCAATAGTTTGTTCCTGTTTAGCTTCAGTACTACTGTTTTTATCTGAATCACTTTCCGATGAAGGCGGTATTGACATAAAAAGTAGTAGGGAAGTTATAAATATAATTGAACAAATCGCGACATTTCTCTTCCTAAATTTAGAATATTTTTTACTTTTTAGAAAATAGATTGTAGCAGGAATGGCAAGAATCCAGAAAGCGGGATATAAAGCTATAGCAAACGTCATTGCAATCAATCCTAAAACCAAAATAAGTATCCATCCAAGACATCCCATGTTCTTTATATTAAAACCACCTGTGTTGGAGCGATTCTCGTCTTGCATTGAACCGGATCCTGCATTAGATGTTTCAGTATAGTATAATCCACTTCCAGGGATACCAATACTTTTAGTTGTTTTACCTTTTGAATTAACAGTGTAATGAACTCCTTTCCCTCCAAATGTAATACTTTGACTCTTTTTTCCGAAGTTTAATTTTACTCCTGGAGCAATTTTGAAACTTTTTCTAAATCTAAGCCCCATTTTTTCTTCCTTTCTTCGGCCCATACATAACACCACATATATAAACGCCATGGCGATTATATTGATTCCACAACCGCTAAATGATGAGTAAAATAAATGACATAGTTATCTACAGCAATACATACACCACGAGTCCTTATTAGCAGTCAATACTTTCTTACATATATTCGGATGTGTATACAGTCCCTATTTGTGAACTTAACGGGATAGTTTATTTTACAATCCAAGTATTTGTCTTTTCTTAATTTCAAACTCATCTCTCGTAATTATTCCTTGATCAAGAAGTGACTTGAATTTCAAAATTTCATCTGCACCACTTACGTTCGATGACTGAACAACTGGGGAAGATTGAAATTTGTAAGAGTCTATAGCTGCATTAAGTGAATCTACAAAAGAACCAATGCATCCTTTATCTATATTTTCGATTTTTATGGCAGATGCACCATCTTGTATTGTAATTGAACCGAGTAATAATCCGCGTTTTTGTGAGATGCTGTTGATTTTATCGAGCGGCAGCTCCCTTTGCTTTAATCCGTATAGCATTCCTTTGTCTAAGAAAATCACTCTTCTATCTGTTAGTGCAATAATCCACGTGTTTCCATCAAGAAATCCGGAGATCAGTCCAAGAACACGTTCATCCGGGTTGAGAATTTCTGGAAGATACGAAACCTCTTTCTTGGTTCCAAACATATTGAATGTAGGTAATTGCTTCAATTCTCTCATTACGCTTTGCTTTTCTCTCATACTAAAACTCCTTTTCCTAAGTACTTTAACACCACTTTACTCTATATAAACGCCGAAGCGGTTATATCTTAAAATTTTCCTCTTAATTCTACAACCTTACCAATGATACGAACTGGTTTGCTGAGAATTTCTTCATTGGAGAAGAACATCGGTTCATAACTTGGATTATTTGAAATCAATTCAATTCCATCTCTGTATTTGCGGAGTCTTTTACAGGTAGCTTCATGACCATTGATTGTGGCAATGACAACGTCACCGGATTCTGCATCATTTTGTTGGCGAACGATGACAACATCGTTTTCATAGATCCTTGGTTCCATGCTGTTACCTTTTATTTTCAGCCCAAAGAATTCTCCGGTCTTTGCCATTTCTTCTGTGATTTCTTCCGTATCAATAATTTCCTCAATAGCATCAATGGGGATACCGGCGGCAACACGGCCAAGAACGTTGATTGTGACACCTGTGTGGGCAGTGGAATGCGATTGAGTAGTTTTGTCTTCCATTAAGTCAGACCTTTTGCAATGGAAAATGTCACACATTGCATCTACTTTATCCATTCTGGGGGTTTTTATGCCATTACACCAATTATATACAGAAGTAGTACCGACACCGAGAAGTTTTGAAAGTTCTAGTTGTGTCATTTCATATTTGGTTAAGTAATAACGCAAACGTTCAGAAAATATTTGGTTAAATTCTCGCTCTGACATTTCAGTCACCTCATTTCTTATGATGATTATAGTATATACCAAAGGTGGTTTTATTTCAATAAAAAATCAAAATAGTTTCACTTTAAGTATTGACACACACTTAAAGTGATGATACTATATACTTGTATCAAAGAGGGAGTGGTTCAGAGAAAGAAGAGGTGATGCAATTGGAAAAATTACAGATCAGTCTTGCAGCGGCTAGAGTTAATGCAGAGATGACACAAGAAGATGTGGCAAAAGAAATGCATGTATCAAAAAATACGGTGCTTAATTGGGAAAAGGGGAAAGTCATACCTAATTTCGCAACATTAAATACATTGTCTGCATTATATAAAATACCAACAGATAATATTTTTTTGCCTCCAAAATCCACTTAAAGTGATATAATATTGTATAAAACTGACAAAACAGCGTATCAAGTATCAAAAGATACAGGGATTGCTCAATCGGTATTATCCGATTGGAAAAGAGGTAGGAGTAAACCTAAAGCAGAAAAACTAAAAATTCTAGCAGATTACTTCGGCGTAAGTGTTGAGTATTTTTTGGAGTAGGAGGTGTGAGTAAGAAATGTGGATTCCAAAATGGTATTGGGAGGCTCAAATAAGACAGCGAGACGAACTCGAAAGAAGGGTAAATAGGTTAGAGCTTATTCTGTTGCAAGATGCGAAAAATAAAATCGCCAGCCTCAAAGATGAAGAAGCTGGCACAAATAAAAAAGGCATGTATGATATTTGCATCTTGGAAAGGAATTATATCAATTCAAGAGATTCTTTAGTTCAAATGTCTGTTGAATTGCCCGGCCACGATTGGTGCGAATTATCAAATTCACCTTATTGGACAGAGGTGGAAAATTTTCTTTCTCGGAAGAAAAATAAAGATAGCCAGAATCTCCACATAGCGGCGGAAGGTTTATTGGAAAATCCATAGAAAAATAATCATGCTGACTGCGAATAACATTTCCTACACGGGTAGATTCTTCTTTCACTTTTTGAGGAATCTTACAGGCAGTGTATTCATTGCCATCGATAAGTATGGAAATTTCGTTAATAGATAGTGGCATAGTAGATTTATTTGAAAACTGCATGTGCACCAGCAATCCGTGTGGATTGGTCCTGTACGCATTTAACTCAGAATATAGACGCTTTCTGCTTTTAAAGAAAGAGCAAGTCCAGGTTCCAAGTGTTCCGATAGATGCGAATATAGATAATGCGAATGCAATGTTTTCTTGAGTAAAGATATCAGAAAATTTATTCATTCAAAAAGCTCCTTTCGTAATACTCGGTGTTGCAACACCTGTAGTTACAGTATAGGAGACACGGAAACAAATGACAATAAAAAAACTAAAAATCCTAGCAGATTACTTCGGCGTATCAGTGGATTATTTTCTTGAGTAGGAAGCGAGGTGAGAAAGATGGGGCAAATGAGTAGAAAAGAATTATTGGATGTGGTACAAGAATTGATCTTCATTCTTAGTGAAAGGAAAATAACACCAAGAGAAGCGGAGACGGTGGGATATATTTTTGAAAAAAGCATAAAGGAGAACAATGAAAGAGAAAAGGAGCGGTACATGGAAGAAGGTGTGTTCTCGTGGAACTCTCCCGAAACACAGAAGAGTTCCATACATTAAGGATTTATGGCTGCTTTTAGTGTGTCAGGTAATAGCATATCGGATATCTCCATTACAGTAGCCAAGGATTTGAAACCAGTTTTTTCACAAATAGCGTGAATTTTATTCCATGTAGATTGAGGTCGAATGGAATCGAGAAATTGATGTCCTTTATATGTTAATCGTCTTACTGCAAGGTAATAAATACTAGTTCCTTCATAAGAAATCGAACATTTGATAAAGTCTGCTTCATCAAGAAGCACTAGGGTGTAGGCAATAGATGATTTTGAATGTTTAAGCATTTCAGAAGAACGACAAATGTCATCTAAACCTAGCCGATGAAAATCCAAATCGTCATCAAGAACAAGCCATTCTTCTAATGTAAGCAGAGTGTCACGGACACAGTTTAAATCAAGAGTCACTATAATATCTCCTTTCATTTTACTAAGGCATGGCCGTGCCTTGTATGTAAATTATAGGAGATAAGGAAACAAATGACAATAAAGATTCAAAAAAGAAAGAGGTGAGAAAGATGTTAAAAAAGATTTACAGTGAACTGCTCCTTATAAGGAGAGAAATAAAGCAGCTCAACAAGACTTTGGAAAGAAATGTTGAACTGCAAAATAAAATGCGTGATGAGCCAATGTTTATACCGAGCTACTCACGTTCGTCCAAAGAACATACTGCTGAATAACATGATTTGAGTATGTTCTCTACATCATCACCAGACAATGGTTTGTGCATATTATTTTGGCTCATTTGAGCCATGGCCATCAATGCGGATTTCGCCAAATCTACAGCGAGTTCCTTGTTTGATTTATCCATAACTACATCTCCTTTCCTAAATACTCGGCATTGGCAGATGCCTGTAAGTAAATTATAGGAGAGTTGGAAACAAATGACAATAAAGATTCAAAAAAGAAAGAGGTGAGAAAAATGTGTTGGAGCGGAAGTGAAGGAATACCGGGAATGGATTCCACCCAAGAAGAGCAGGAACGGACAGGAAAGAAGTTATATGCTCAATCGTACAGAATCGATCAAATGGAATTTAATTCATTAAAATCAAGATTAAAAGACCTTGAAGCAGAGGTGGAAAGTCTTAAGATCAAGGCACTCTTATTACTGGTGATCTGTGTAGTAATTTCAATTTTTGCATCATTTTCAGTCATGAATATCGCAAGACAGTATTCAACGATTCACGATTACTACATGGATTCACAGAGAAATGATCGGGAGACGGGACGATCTTTGGACGAACTGATTCAAAAGATAGAAGAGTTTGATGCAAAGACTGATTAAAAACAGGAGATGATGAAAAAATGGACACTACAATTGCGTTAAAAGAAACATTAAAAACTGCAGAAATTGCAAAGATTACCGGTTGTTCCGTGAACGAAGTACGATACCGTATGAGACACAACATCTGGACATTTGGAGTCGTGCGGAAGACCGGGGCAGTAAAGAAACACTATGAAGCTACTATTTCCGAAGTGGCTGAGTTCTTCAGACTGAGCCGGGAGGAAGTGATCAGGAGGTTAAACGATGGGAAATAAGAGATTAACCATACAAAGAGTTGATCAATTCATCAGGCTCCTGGGAGCAACTGAAAAAGTGAACGGGTATGCAGAACAGCAGAAGCAGCATGCGATTGCCTGTTTAAATAATTATTGCAGGGAGTTGGAGTATCAAAATAGAAAATCAGTAAAAATCAAAGGAGAAACAGATGGACCAAAGGATCTTGAACATGACAGCAGGGCAAGTTCTGGAATACGGAGCACTTGTCAGCAGGAGGGATGAACTGAGGCAGCTTCAGGAAAATGAAGAAGTAACTGCAGAATTAAATCTGATAGAGGAGAGGATCAAAGAACTTGGATTTGAATGAAGAGAAGGAGAGGAAACAGATATGGATCATTCGTTGGCAGTCCGGCAGAATACGGAGCGAATATGGAACATACGAAGAGGCGAAACAGGTAGCAGAAGAAATCGGAGGAGAGTACATCATTGTATGAGCTTCAGGGAGAGAAGAAAGATTCGGTACACTTTGGAACTGTTGCGGATTCTGGAAGCGGCTGCAGCAGTATGCACAGTGATGATGATAGAAGCGGGAACATTGTGGATAGGAATGATACTCGTTATTTTGGTGATTGAGTTCTGTTGCCGATACATAGAAAAAAGTATAAAAAAGTAGTGCACCTGCCGCAAACAGATGCACCGGATATTTTGCCAATACAAACAAAATAAAAACTCATTTATATTGTACACCTGTATTGGCAAAATGTCAAAGAAAATGAGAGCAAAAAGCTCCCGTTTTTCACTTGATAAGAATATTAAACTTAGGAGCAAAACAGGATGTATAAACGAAAGAGTTATGACCTGGGAGACATCAGAGAAGTGATGGAGTATCACAATGGGAGATATGGTGCTCCGGGAATGCCGAGAATGAAAAAGAAGAAAGCCACACCAGAGCAGATCAGGAAAGTGAATCAGTGGAATAAAGAACGGCAGTGCTGGAGAAAGATGAAGCTGAACTTTCAGGAGAATGACTACTGGGTGACATTGACTTATAAGCCGGAGAACAGGCCAGAAGATATGGAGAAAGCAGCAAAAGACATCAGGAAGTGGCTCAATAAAGTACGGACACAATACAAGAAACGGGGAGCAGAACTGAAATGGATGCTGCATACCGAGATTGGAAGCCGGGGTGGTGTTCATCATCATCTGGTCATCAACCGGATTCCGGATGCAGATTTGATTATGCGAAAGGTATGGGACAAGGGTGGAGTCCACATGGATTTAATGTATGACGAGGGTGGGTTTCGAAAACTGGCCGAGTATTTAAGTAAAACGCCGGATGAAGAAAACAAACTGAGAGAGAGCCGGTACTCCTGCAGCAGAAATCTGAAGATTCCGGTTGCGGAAGTAAAGACATATAAAAGAAAAACATGGAGTGACGAGCCGAAACCGCCAAAAGGCTATTATCTTGACAAAGAAACATACCATGAAGGAATCAATCCGGTAACAGGATACAAATACCGAAGATACATCCTGATCCGTTTGAACAGGAGAATTTGATATGAAAGCATTGAATATTTACATACGGACAAGTCTGACGGGTCCATGTATCAAAGATGGGTGCTGGGCGGCTGCAATCGAATATCAGACAAGGAAAGGTCCGGCAGTCAAAGGAATATGTGGGGCGGAGAAAGAGACAACGTATTATCGCCTGGTACTGCTTGGAATCGTAGAATCCTTAAAAACACTAAATACGGCATGCCATGTGACCTTATATACAGACTGTATTTTTATCAAGAACATGATTGAAAACGGAAAACCAGAGCAGTGGAAACGGTCAGAGTGGAGAAAGCCATCTGGAAAGGGTATCAAGAATCCAGAATTATGGCAGCAGTATCAGGAACTGGCAGAGCGGAATGAAATAGCCGTCAGATTTAGTAAACATCACGATTACGTGGAAAATTTAGAGTATTTATTGAAGAAGAGCATAAAAGAATTCTCACAGGAGAAATCAAAGGACATAAAGAAGTGAGTATTGATTATAGTGATATGGCGTTTCCTAAGCCGAAAAAGAAGAAAAAGAGAATCAGCCATCCGAAAAGTATTTTGAACACAGAAAAGGGCGTGTGCTATCTCTGTGCCAATCTGTATGGAGACTATCGGAAGCAGTATACGGAGGAACACCATGTATTGTTTGGATCCGGGATGAGAATTCTATCGGAAGCCGAGGGATTGAAAGTGTATTTGTGTGAACCGCACCATAAAAGCGGGAAAGAAGCTGTACATAATTGCAGAAAGACAAGAGAACTGCTTTGCGAGATCGCACAAAGGGAATATGAGAAGTCACACACAAGGAAAGACTGGATGAAGATCAGCAAGAAGAATTATCTGGATCAGCAAGAGTTGATGAAAGAACCGCAAAATGAAGAGCAGAAAGAAGGACATCCAGGATTCCAATTTTTATAGCATCTCCGGCCAAGTGCCGTGAAGATACAACAGCAGGTACGTCACAAAACCTGTCGTAAGCTATCACATTATCTCCCAGATAACTCTGGGAGAGGAAAGGAGCATCATGTTTATTAAGACGAGCATATTTAAGAGAATATTGAAGGATGCATGGAAAGGTGCAGGACTCACTGTAGGAAAGAAAGAGGAAATGTACTTCATACAGGGAGCCTATTGGATATTATTTGTATATGAGAAGGACTTTACAAGCAAGAATAAGGCAGCAGTCATTGAACTCGTAGGGGATCTTCCGGAAGAGGGCGAAGTATACAGAGCCTATGAAAAAGGAGAAAAGCAGTATGAACTAAAAGTAAGGGATGAGTGGGAATACAAGAAATGGTTATCAGCCAGAGACCGGTATGAGGATACAGAAATCAAATACAGGGGAATGGCAGTGTTACAGAATGTAGAGACAAAAGAGATGAGTTACATACCAGATCAAATTCTGGAATTGGTAAGCCTATCCGAAACAGGTGAGTATGAAGACTTTCCGACAGGACCTATGGGAATGGGATATTTCGTCCTGTGGGTAAATGAGACTGGAATGTTATTGACTGTAAAAACACCGGCAAATGAAGATAACATGGATGGAAGAATCTTGAAAGCGCTGAGCGGGCTGGAAATGGAGTAATATGGCAGAAAAATATAAGAAAGTATATGCAGTAGATTTTGACGGAACGCTTTGCAGAGGAACAAGATTTCCTAAAATAGGAACACCGAATTTCTATTTGTTTGAATTTTTAAAGGAGAAACAAAAGGAAGGGGATATTATTATTCTGTGGACGTGCAGAGAGAAAAAATTGCTGGAAGAAGCAGTCGAATTTTGCGAAAAATTTGGTCTGAGATTTGATTATATCAATGAAAACACGAAAGAGAATATCGAGAAATATGGGAATAACACAAGAAAAGTATTTGCGCATTATTATATCGATGATAAAAATATGACAATAAATGATTTGAAGGTGAAGGAAGAAGGTCTGGATCCGGTTATTTGGGAGAGAGCCTGTCGAATATCGGCAGAGTACATGATATAGGAGAAAAAAGATGGAAAACAACACAGTAAAGATCACAGGAAAAATTATGGAAACACCAGAGTATTTATTGACTTCACCAGACAGAAAAAAGATCTATAAATCAACTATAGAAGTCATGCGGACAAGTGGAAACATGGATGTCATACCGATTCAGGTGCCGGAACAGATAGTGCAGGAGATTCGGGATAATGTAGGAGGGAGAAAGAAATCATTTGAAATTGTATGTATTTGTAAAAGGAATCAGCGAAGCTGGTGAAGCGGATCAAAACAGAATTGATCTGATTGGATATATCTGTAAACAGCCGCTCTATCGAGAGACACCACTCGGAAAAGAAATCACGGATATTTTAATTGCAGTAAACAGGAAACACAGAAAAAGTGATTATCTCCCGGCAATTTGCTGGTATTCGAACGCAAGGGTGGCAGCAGGGCTTCCAGTCGGAACAAAAGTGAGAGCCATGGGAATGATACAGAGCAGGATTTATGTAAAAGGCGACAGCGAGAGAACAGCTTATGAAGTCTCAATAAGAGAAATGGAAGTGATCGAGTAGTGGAAGGTTACGAGAAATACGCATCCAGGATACAGGAACTTTTATTTGACGGGATGGATGTGCATGAGGTGTGGGTGTACATGAAAGTTATGTTCCAGATTGAGAAAAATGAGATTTGTTTTCGGGCATATCTGGAGAGATCGGGACTGATCTGGTTTGCGGAAGCGGGCAGCAGAAGACAGGTCAAGGTACCGGATCTGCTGGAGACAAAGAGAAAACTGGAAATGAATCGAACGAAAATTTCAAAGCCGCTCTGTAAATATCCGGATTGTTTCCGATGTGTATATCCGGATTGCACATGTAATGAAGGCCTTACGAAAAAAGGGAATGATGAACTGGTTCGGGAGCTGGCGAAGCGATAGGGAAAAAAGATTAATGGATGAGGAAAACACGGAGAGGAAAAGAAGAAAATAAGCGAAAAATAGAAAGGAGCCAGCCTCCGGCCGGGGCAAGGGTATACCGGGCTTCTGAGAAAATGGATAAAGAGAAAAAAGCAATCGAAAGAATTAAAATGGCAAGTGAAATGAGTCTGCATCACTATGGTAGACCGCTTATTTGCACATACAGCGGAGGAAAAGATAGTGATGTGATGTTAGAGATTTTTAAGCGATCCGGAATCCCGTTTGAAGTGCATAACAGCCATACAACGGCAGATGCGCCACAGACAGTTCGGCATATCCGGAAGGTATTCCGAGAACTGGAACTGCATGGAATTAGGTGCGAAATAGAAAAACCACGCTATAAAGGAAAATTGATTAGCATGTGGAGCTTAATTCCAGAAAAGCTTATCCCGCCGACAAGAATTGTAAGATACTGTTGCTCTACGCTGAAAGAAACTGGATGTGCAAACCGGTATATCGCAACCGGAGTAAGATGGGACGAAAGTACTTCCAGATTGAAAAGGGAAGAGTTTGAAAAGCTCGGACAAACCCAAAAAGAGAAAGAAAAATTTACGAAGATAATGCTGATGGAGGATAACGATGCACGAAGACGGATGAGTGAGCTATGTATGCAGCAGAAAAAAATGATTGTAAATCCTATCATAGATTGGACGCATAGTGATATCTGGGGATATATAAATTCCGAGAAAATAGAGACGTGCGAGCTGTACCAGTGCGGATATGATCGTGTTGGTTGCATCGGATGTCCGATGGCAGGCAAGAAGCGTTACAAAGAGTTTGCAGATTTTCCAAAGTATAAGCAATTGTATATAAATGCTTTCGACAGGATGTTGAAAGAACGTGAACGAAGAGGAAAAGAATGTAAGTGGACGACAGGGGAAGAGGTATTTCTTTGGTGGATGGAAGACGAAAACATACCAGGGCAAATGAGAATGGAAGACTTTATTGCGGAGGAATGACTAATGCCAAAAACAGAAGAAACATGGATGGACGGGATCACAACGGAAATGATGGAGCATATCTGCGACAACCTGTGTAAGTATCCGAACCAGCTAAGCGGAGAGCAACTGGAAGATAAATGCGCAGAGTGCAAGATGGGACGGTTTGTGTGCGATATTTTGAACCAATATAACAATTGCGCAAAGCTGCTGGAGCAGATGCAGGAACTGAAAGAGCGAGATACGGCGAAGAAGCCGAATATAATGGACTACATACTTGGTGACATTAACTTTAAATGCCCTACGTGCAAAAGTGAATATATTTGCGAAAAAGGATATGAACATTTCTACTGCCCGAATTGCGGACAGAAAATAGATTGGAGTGAGGAATAACCATGATGGGAAGATGCAAATTAACAAGTATATGCGGACACGATTATTGCTGCATAGAATGCCCAGAAAACGAAGTGTGCAAAGAGCAGTGTGCAAGAATGGACCGGTATGAGTATTGTGTGGAGTGTCCGGAATATGAGGAGGTGGAGTGATGAACGTATTAGAGAAAATCGTGGAAGAAATCGAAAGCATGAAAAATGACGCCTACGAAACTTTGAAAGAAGAAAAGCGAAGATACGGAACAAGCAAAACAGCGGAAGAATTGGAAAGCTATATTTATGGGCTGACTTGCGCAGTGGATGTCGTAGAGAAGTATGTGGATAAGGAGAATGTGGAATGAACGTATTAGAGAAGATTTTGGAAGAAAAAGAAATTGTAGCGATCAAAGAACTAATAGAAGAAAATGAAAAATGCTTTAATCAATGCGAAGGTGCTTGCTGTGACGTGGAAGATGGTATATGCAATTGTGATGATGGCGTGATAGTGCAAGCAATTCATAAAATGAAGAAGTATTTAGAGTTGGCTAATGACACAAATGTCCCTAGTAAAAACGGTTGGATTCCGGTAAGTGATAAATTGCCGGAAGCTGGTGATGGTAAATATTATCCATTGCTGAATGTGCAAACATCATATGGAGCTGTTAAGTGTGGTTTTTACAGAGTTAGAGACGATCGATGGTATATTTACGAAGAATTTTATAATGAGTTCATAGAAGCAAATAAGAAAGAAGTTGTTGCATGGCAGCCATTTCCAGAACCATACAAGGAGGAATAACATGGACATTTTAATCACAATCGCATTCCTAGCCCTGTATTACATCCTGGGGCTTGGAACAGTGATTGCCCTAAAGACAGGATTGGAAGAGGATGTGGAGCTGGAGTGTGAGGATTATTTAGTAGCGGCATGCTTCCCGATACTGCTTTTTGTGGTGTTTTTGGATTGGATAGTGCGGAGATTATGGAGGTGATACAGATATGAGAGGGACTTTAAAGCACAGACGCGGAAAGAAAGAGATGAAGCAAGACCGTGATGGTCATTTTGCTGATCTGGCCGAACATGAACCAACAGAGAATGCCAAAAAGTGGATGCAAAGAGGTGCGTACTCTGTAGAGGATTGCTTAAGAAAATGGGGAGTAGATACGAAAGGGAGTGTTGCCAGTGGACAAGAGAACACTGAAAAAGTACAAACCAAACAAAGATAGACTTATCCGGATTGAGAATCAGATACAAGAACTCTGTGAACGGGAATCGACTGTTGTCATGGGGAAGGTAACAGGATCCAGTGCAGATTTCCCATACACGGAAGTACGAACATCCGTACAAATGTATGATCCTTACGAAAACGAGAATGTAAGACAGCAGATTAGGCGAAAAGAAGCGGACAGGCTGCGGATCCTGAAAGAGCAAGAAGAAGTCGAAGACTACATAAATGGGATTGATGATCCGGAGATTAAAGAGATATTTGAGTTGGCATTTGTGGAAGGTAAGAAGCAGCAAGAGGTTGCAGACATCATTGGATATAGCAGAGGAAGAATTTCACAAATAATTAGCGAATATCTGAAAGATTAACACAATTAACATTTTACTTATGATATAATTATTCTAGAACGATTATATATTGTTCTAAAACAATCTTTCCAAACATTCGGAACACCGCCGGACTTCTCCCCTTTCTTGTCTGGCGGTGTTTCTATGCCGTGGCAAATGTAGGGCAGACAGGTTCGACTCCTGTACACGGCTTCGTAGCATATCGCAGTAAATTTTAATTCCGGAATGTTGCGGAAGTGCTACGAGTGATATCACAAAACGCAGATATCCGCAGATCTGCAAAACAAACAAAAATAGATTCAGCAATCTATATTTAGTGTAATCAGCGTACCCGAGTGCGGATAGGGTAAAGGATGTCAATAAAAGGCATCCTGATCGGACATAGCTCAATCGGTCAGAGCGGCAGCCTTATAAGCTGTGTGTCACGGGTTCGATTCCCGTTGTCCGGATTGTGGACTACCGCAAGTTTCATCCTTGTGTTATAGAATCCAGTAAAGTTGCCAAGTTACATATTTCAATTTTGCGGTAGTCCTATAAATATTCAAAACCTCTAAGAAAAGCATTGACATACGTACACGTATATAGTATAATATAATCAAGAAATGAGGAAAGGAGATGCGAGATGGCTAAAAAGAAGAGAAAGAAAAAGCACCAACTTGAAAAAATAGCAATCATAGTTAGCATAATCAACGGTCTGACAACTGCGATATGCATGATATATGAAACATTTTTCAAATAAGTGCTTTGCGGTGGGAAGCCACCCACCGCTTTCAGTATAGCGCATCTCTCAAAATAAAACAATGAGAAAAAGTATAATTGTTTCTAATCTTTTAACTTTGTTTGTGTTGGGGTATTATGCGATTGTAAAAGGAATGGACTGGATTATAGGGTTAGCATTACTGATTAGCATAGCATCGAATACACTGAATATTATGTGTGAGGTGAGGTATGGAGGAAAAGAAGAACAGACCACAAGATAAGTGGGATGAAAAAGCGGGGCTGATTTCAAAGACGTACAAGGTGAATGGTAAAGTAGCGGAAGAGTTTCGTCAAGCTTGTAAGGAAGCTGGTGTTGCGATGGGAACACAGTTGACAAAAATGATGAAGGAATTTGTAGAAAAGAGCCAAGGATGAAAAAAGAAATATATATAGATATTAAGGGATATGAGGGACTGTATCAGGTGAGCAATTATGGAAACATAAAAAGTTTACCAAGAAAAAAATGCAGAGGGTGTATTTTAAAGCCGTATTATCCTCAATCTGGATATCCGCATGTTATGTTAAGTAAAAACGGTATTCAGAAGTGCTATAAAGTTCATCGGCTTGTTGCAGAAGCATTTATACAAAATCCAAATAAGAAACCAGAAGTAAATCATAAAAATGCGATTAAATCTGATAATAGAGTTGAAAATTTAGAATGGTGCACGTCTTTTGAAAATTATGCACATGCTAGAGATATGGGATTATTTAAGCCGGAAAATTGGAATAACGGAACGTATCTTAACAATGGCTAGACTAGGATTTACAATGGATTGTAATAAGGGAGAAGATGAAATAGTTCATAGAAGAAGTAAATAGTGAGAAATAGTAGAGAGCATCTGGCGAAAAGCCAGGTGCTTTTCTGCGTCCTGAGCAAAGACGATAAAAGGCTTTGGGCAAAAGCCTACAGTGTGCGATATCGCACAAATATAGCAGGATAGAGCAGTGGAAGCTCGTCAGTCTCCTTAGCTGAAGGTCGGAGGTTCGATTCCTTCTCCTGCAATCGAGGTGATTATATGACAGAACATGAGATTGCATTTGTAAAGAAATGTATAAGAGAAAATATCCACAGATTCTATACATGGGGCAAGTGGAAAGCATTAAGAGAACAGGTACTACAGCTTGATAAATATGAATGCCAGTTATGTAAGAAACGTGGAAAGTATACAAAGGCAACGACGGTTCATCATGTGAATTATGTAAAGAAGCATCCAGACAAGGCATTGGAAATCTGGTACAGCTTCAGAGGCGAGAAGCGGAGAAACCTAATCAGCCTGTGCCATGATTGTCATGAAGAGGTTCATGGATATCGAAAGCCAAAGAAAAAAGAACCGCTGACAGAAGAAAGATGGTAAAGAAAAATAAAATTGTCAGGATACCCCCGGTCGAAAAAAATCGGGTTTTAATATGCCCCGTAGAGACCGGTGGGTGCTCCCGACAAAAGAAATTTCTCGTGCGCGCGTGACGGAGGGGGTGGTATAAGGGCGAGAAAAACAAGAAAAGAATTATTGCGAGTGGAAATTAAAGAGGACCTTCTTGATCAGCTGGCCCGGAATGGAACCACAGGGAAATATTACATCGACTTGGTCGATAAATATATGGACTTCTGGGACCTGGAGAACGAACTGATCGCAGACATTAAAAAGAGAGGCGCTATCGTTGAATATAATAATGGAGGAGGTCAAAAAGGGCAAAAGAAAAATGACTCGATAGATCAAAGAATTAAGGTCAATGCTCAAATGCTTAAAATACTGGACAGCCTAGGAATTAAGCCGGTTGGCGATGATTCGGGAGATGATGAAGATGAGCTGTAACATACATCCATATATTCAGGAATGGATTGATATAGTTGAGAAAAAAATCTATGCAGTATGCGAAGAGCAGGAGCTGCTTGTCGCGCATGTAAAATGGTGTTTTGAGCATGAAGATATTTATATAGATTGTGATCAGTTGGAGAAATATATCGGGATGTCAAAATACTTCCCGTTTGAAGAAATATTTCCCTGGCAGAAGTTTGTGATCGGACTGCACGATTGCACATATTGGAGAGAATCCGGGCTTCCAAGATGGCCGGATTTATTCTGTATGTTGGGGAGAGGAGCGGGAAAAGATGGTACAATTGCGCTCGAATCAGTGTGTTTAATGTCCCCACATAATGGAATCAGAGAGTACGATGTAGATATCTGTGCCAATAATGAGGACCAGGCAATGCGGCCGGTTCATGATGTGATCAATGCATTTGAGCGCCCATCTGTGATAAAGAAATTAAAGAAATTCTTCCGATGGACGAAGGAACAGGTTTTATGCTTGAAAACAAAGTCTATTATGAAGGGAAGAACAAACAGTCCGAAAGGAAAAGACGGTCTTCGTTCCGGAATCTGTATTTTTAATGAGATCCATCAATATGAAGACTATAAGAATATAAACGTCTTTACAACAGGACTTGGTAAGAAGAAACATCCAAGGCGTTCTTATTACACGACAAATGGTGACGTGCGGGAAGGACCGCTGGATGATCTACTGGAAACATCCGAACAGATATTACAGGGTGGCGAACCGGATAATGGGTTATTACCATTTATCTGTAAACTGAATAAAAAGGAAGATGTGGATCAGGAAGAAAACTGGCCAATGGCAAATCCATCGTTGCCATATCTGCCAAGTCTTATGGAAGAGATCAGGAAAGAATACAGGGAATGGAAGAAAAATCCGAGAAGACTTCCGGCATTTATGACAAAACGAATGAATATTCCGGAAAATGCGGAAGAAATGAGTGTAACGGAGTGGGACAATATCAAAGCGACCAACATCTTACTGCCGGATCTGGAAAGATGGAGCTGTGTATGTGGAATTGACTATACAAAATTAACAGATTGGGCTTCCGTAGATCTTCATTTCCGAGATGGAGATGAACGGTTTGATATCAGCCATTCATGGATGTGCCTAAATTCGAAAGATATTCCGAGGATCAAGGCTCCATGGAAAGAATGGGCGGATTCCGGAAGACTGACGCTTGTAGATGACGTGGAAATACATCCGTCATTGCTTACAAATTATATACAGGAAGCAAAACGCACATACAATATCAAAGCTTTAGCCTTGGATGATTTCCGTTTTGCATTGATCGGAAAATATCTGCAGGAAATAGGATTTGATATGAAAGTGAATAAGAATCTGAAGCTGATCCGGCCATCAGACATTATGAAAGTGGCACCTCTGATTGATAGCTGCTTTGTAAATAAATGGCTGCGGTGGGGAGATGCTCCAGAATTAAGGTGGGCCACCAATAATGCAAAACTAATCAGGCATGGAAGAAAACCAGGAAAAGAGGATGATGCCGATATGGGAAATTATGTATATGGAAAAATAGAAGGAAAAAGCAGAAAAACAGACCCATTTATGGCATTTGTAGCGGCGATGACTGTGGAAAACGTGCTGCCGCAGAAACGGGCAAAACCAACACCGAAAATACAGGTTTACAGTTATTAAGGGGGTGAATGTAGGAAATTAAGTATTAAAGACTGGTTGATCAAAAAACTTGGAGGCAGCAGTACCACAAGGATCACAGTGGATGGCATTATGAAAGATAAAGATGTACAGAGTGCTATGTACGAAGTGTATCTGAGAGAGCTGGCTTTCTGGACTTGTGTCAATAAAATTGCAAATGCCATCAGCAAATGCGAATTTAAAACGTATATCAAGAAGAAAGAAGTAAAAGGACAGGAGTATTATCTTTGGAATTACGAACCAAATCAGAACCAGAATGCAACATCATTCATGAATAAGTTGATTGGCAAGCTGTACCGGAACAATGAATGCCTTGTGGTAGAAGTGAACAATCATATTTATGTGGCAGACAGTTACAGCAAAGAGGTACTGGCATTGAAGGAGTATAGATTCAGCGGAATCACATTTGATGGATATGAATTATCTGAAACAAGGGAAATGTCGGAAGTCATGTTTTTCGAATTGAATTCAGAAAATATGAGAAATCTTACAAATGGGATGTATGAAACGTATTCAAAATTACTTGTATATGCTCAGGATGCCTATAAAAAATCAAGGGGAAAAAAGGGAATCCTAAATATCGGAGCAATTGCACAGGAAAGTGAGAATTTCGATGAAACATTCCAGGAGTTGATGAGCACGCATTTTAAGAACTTCTTTGAAAGCGACAGTGCGGTGTTGCCATTATTTGACGGATACGAATATCAGGATATTTCAGAAAGCGGAAAGACGTATTCTACAGAGTCAACACGAGATATCAAGTCTCTAGCTGATGACATCTTTGAATTTACAGCAAGAGCATTTTCTTTCCCGCCGAGTCTGGCCAAAGGAGATGTACAGGATACAGGGAAAGCGATTGATGAACTTCTGACCTTTGTGATAGATCCGCTCATTAAGATGCTGCAGCAGGAGATCAACAGAAAGAGAAACGGATACACAGGATTTAAAGCTGGAAATTATGTGAAGATAGAGACTCTGGCAGTCAAGCATATTGATATTTTTGATATTGCAACTCCAGTAGACAAGCTGATCTCAAGCGGAGCATTTACGATCAATGACATTTTGGAAGTGCTCGGAAAACCGAAAATTGAAGAAGACTGGGCAAACCAGCACTTTATGACGAAAAATTATAGTAAGATTCAAGACCTGCTTTCTGATTTGGCAGGGGAGCGTGTGAAAAATGAAGAAAATTGAAAATAGGGGAGGAGTCCTTTCAGGATATGTTCCTGATCTCCCCGGAAAGCTGGAGGGCGTAGCGAATGCTGCGTCCTATTTTGATGCATAAAAATAGAAAGGATATGGAATTATGAAACTGAAACTTGTAAAGCAAGGAGAATTTTTAGGGACTAGATGTGATTTTTATGTAGATGAGGAAAACAACATCTATATGAGCAGAACACAGATTGGATATGCGCTACAGTATAAAAATCCACAAGATGCGATAAAGAAAATTCATTTAAGACATTACGAAAAATTACAGCAACGCTATGTAGAAGTGGTGGGTGACAATTTGTCCCCGAGGCCAAGAGATTTAGGAAAAAAGACAAGTATTTTTATGTATGACGAAAGAGGCATTTTAGATGTAATAAGATGGTCAACAACAGAGATAGCTGACCAATACTTTGATTGGGTGTACGACATTATTCAATCAATTAAAAAGAATGGCTATTACATAACTTCCGAAAAAGATAAAAAGTGGCTTGGAATTCGTAACGAATCCAAAGAGGCAAGACGATATGAAACAGACCAGATTAAACTCTTTGTGGAGTATGCAAAAGAGCAGGGGAGTAAAAATGCAGATAGGTACTACGTGCTATTTACAAAGCTGATAAATAGTAAGATGGGAATTCAGAGTGGAAAACGTGATGAACTGTCACAGGAAACGCTCATGGAGTTAAAGTCTTTGGAAACTCTGGTTAAGATGAGAATTCGCAAGCTTATAGAAAAGGAGACGCCTTACAAGGAAATATATCAAGACGTGAAGATGTTGGTAGATGAGTTTTAAGAAGAACATAAGGAGCAGTGAAATTCACTTGTCCTTTTTAAAATCACCTCTTGACAAATGTCCGTACAAAATGTATTATGATAAATGTACGGACAAAAAGAAAGAGGTGATTTGATGAGTCCGAAAGGTAGACCAACGGATAATCCTAAAAAAGGACGTTTTGAAATACGAACTTCACAGGAAGAGGAAGAAATGCTGGACTATTGTTGTGAAATTACCGGAAAAAAACGTACCGATATAATTAGATTAGGGATTAGAAAGGTATATGAAGAATTAAAAAAGTAAAAGGGTAGTCGGCACCCTGAGAAAGTGAAATCGACTACCCGACCCCCAAATAGAGGTATAAATATTATAGCACTGTACCTCTGTTTTGGCAAATCAGAAAATGGAGGTATTATGAAATGAAATTGCCACAAGTAATAGAAATAAATGGAATAAGAGTTTTAACAACAGAGCAACTAGCAAGAAATTACGGAACGCAGCCTAAAATTTTGCAATATAATTTTTCTTATAATAAGAAAAGATATACGGAAGGAAAACATTATATCGCATTACAGGGAGAAGAATTAAAGAAATTTAAAGCTGACCTTGAAATTCAAGGTAACCTTAAATATGCTCATACGCTTTATCTCTGGACAGAAAAAGGTGCATTACTTCATGCAAAATCGCTGAATACCGATAAGGCATGGGAAGTATATGATTACCTAGTGTACTGTATTGTTGACATTTAA